GAAGAAGGTGGTACATCAATGCAGTATATCAACGGAACAAAAGCAGTTGTTAATATTGGTAAGGTTATAGACCCTGCTAAAACAACAGATCCTGAAAATCCTGTATACTACCCAGGATGGGCTTATGATGTCATGAGTACAGACGACTTAGATTTCGGAAGTAATGAGGTTTACCCAAAGGGTGAAGCAGCACATCAGTTCTATGGATTCCCAAGAAACGCAGAAGTTCCACCACCAATAACAACTGAAATGTAAAATGTTTAATATTAGATTGTTTTTAGATTATTTAGAAAAATTTAGTTTAACTATTTGGGGTTTAAATCTTATGGATATATTAGCAATATCTAATATTGATTTTTTTAATAATATAGACGGAAATCTTAAAACGTTATTCGGGATTGTTGGTTTTGTTTATTTACTTATTCAATTGCCTTTTAAAGTAATGGAGTTAATATCAAAGCATAAATTTAATAAACTACAAAACGAATTAAAAGAGCAAGACTTGTTAAGTAAAAAAACACACCTTGAAGATTTAAAAGAGGTAAACAAGGTATTGGAAAACTTTGACGAAATACATAAAAAATATAAATGAATTACTTCCCATCACACGAGTTTGATTCTCCTGACCAACCTGGCAGTGGAAAACTAATAAACGAGGTTTTAGTTGAAATGTTAAACGAGGTTAGAGAAAAGTTTGGAAAACCGATTATAATAAATAGTGGCTACAGGACAAAAGAGCATAACGCAAAAGTTGGGGGTAAGCCTAACTCATCTCATTTAAAAGGATTAGCTGTAGACATAAAGTGTACTAACTCTACAGATAGATTCCATTTATTATTTTTACTTCAAGAAATAGGCTTGCAGAGAATTGGCGTTGCAAAAACATTTATTCATGTAGACCTAGATTTTGATAAAGATCAATCAGTGCTATGGCCATACTAAATAAAATACCAAAAGATAAACTACTACACTTTTTTGTTGGTAGTGTTATACTATTTTTATCATTACTTGTTTTTAGTACAGTCGTATCGGTGTCTATTGTTGTGGCTTTAGCTGCTGTAAAAGAAATTATATATGATGACTTTTTAGGAAAGGGTACACCAGAGATAGTAGACTTTGTTTACACAATACTACCATGCATATTTTATTTAATAAATATTTCACTATGAACCTGTTACAAATAATTGGAAACCTTTTAGGTATAGGTAAAGATGCTTTGAATAGCAGAGCAGAATTAAAAAAGTTAAAAGCAAAGCAAGAGCATTCTATTATAGAGGCACAGACAAAAGCTCAAGTTGATAGAATACTTTCTAACACTGATTCAGATAATCAGATTGACTTGGTTACTGCTCAAAACAAAAGACACACATTAAAAGATGAGGTTGTAACCTATATATTTTTAGTTCCTGTGTTTATAGCCACAATAACTCCATTTTTAATTGCGTTTAATAATAATGAATGGACAAAGCTTTCTGTCTATGTAAAGGAGGCGTACCAAAACTTAGATCAGTTACCAACGTGGTATAAATGGGTTCTTGCTGCAATTATTATTGATGTACTTGGGTTTAGGAGTTTTGCACGAAAAGTTTTATCAAAATACATTAAGTAAAAATTAGTATCTTTGATAAAGTAAAATTTTAGTTATGCCAAAGATTAGCACATACAATTCTGTTACTCCGAAAGGAAGTGACAAAATACTTATTAGTCAAACAAATGGTACGCCTAGTAATGCTACTAATAACATTACTGTCGATGCTTTAAAAACTTACATAGGACAAGCTGATGATATTCCTACACCTTATATGTATGTTTTGAAAAGACCATATGTTGATGCAACTACAAGAAATAATAAAGCTTTTGTGGCTATGCAAAAACCTGTTGAAACAGATTGGTTAACTAAAAATCCTAGGCTTTTTATGTTTAGATATAGAAAGTCAAAAACTAGACTAATAGATGGTGTGTATATAATGAAAAGGGCAAATTTTATTCATCCTTCTCATAACAATGGAGAGTATCAAAGAACTAATTTCCCAGGAAGCAATTGGGCATCAAGCGAGCAGTCTGGTTTTGTCTCAGGTGAATCTTTATTTTCTATTCCAACAGAATGGGATATAAACAGTGAATTAAAGATTGCTAAGACAGGGTCACTGATAACTGACTTTGCTTCTTTAAGACCTAATACATATATCGAAGTGCCTTTTAATCCTTTAGGATTTTTGTATGATAATACAAATGCAGAAGTAACATCGCTTCCTGCGACAACAACAGATGATTTTTGGGGTACAAGATTTTCAGTTATAAGACCTCCTTCTAATGTAAATCCTGAGAATAATCCAAACGAAAGAAGAACATCACAAATTATAATGAAATTTGCTATAGGCATTCCAAACCCTGCATGGACAAACACAAACCATGAATTACCATATATATTTGGAAATTTATCAAACGCATTAATGTTAAAATATCAATATAACAATACTGATTATAAAATTGTAGCAGGATATACTTTAACACAAGGCTCTAATGGTCCTGCTTCAAGAGTTCTTTAAAATATGCGAGGTGCGCAGTTAGTGTCACATCCTTGAGATGTTCGCAATTAGAGACTCATCTTTGTGATGATCTCAACTATTGTCACCTCTTCGCTTAGAATACCTCTTTTTTTAGGGGTATTTTTTTTTACCTATATTTGTTATAATTTAAATCTAATTAAATGAATGATATTCGTAAGATAGCTGTTGGTCCTGACTACAAAGGAGGAGCTATGCATTATGTTGTGGGGCAAGAAATACTAAAAGGTACTTACAAAATACATCACATAAGATATGATGAAAATGTAGATGCCTTTAAAATATGGATTGAATCTACCTATAAAAAAGAAATTGTTTTGTGGAAACAATTTATTAATATGCCTATATCTGTCGAATATAATATTAACTTCTAATGAAATCACCGTACTTATTTATAACAAAGCCTTTAGATAGCAAGAGATATAACAACACTAAAAAAATTGGTGATGTAGACTTAATAACAAGCACATCTGAGGAAAATCATAAAGCATCTAATCGTATTGCTGAAGTGATAGCTACACCTATTGTGTACAATGGTCCTATTAAACCAGGTGACAAGTTATTAGTGCACCACAATGTTTTTAAGTTTTATAATGACATGCAAGGTAGGAGGAAAAGTGGTAGAAGTTTTTTTATGGATGACTTGTTTTTTGTTGAGCCTGATCAGTTTTACATGTATCATAATGGTAAGCAATGGAATACTAATGGCAGGTATTGCTTTACTAAACCTGTTGCTACAGAAGACTATTACTTATACAAAAACACTAACGAAGAACCATTAGTTGGTGAAATAAAATATAGTAATGAATACTTACGTTCACAAAATGTAAATCCAGGAGATAAAATTTGTTTTAAACCAGAAAGTGAGTATGAATTTGAAGTAGATGGTGAAAAACTTTATCGAATGTTTGACCATCAAATAACAATAAAATTATGAGTGACAAGCCTAAAAGAAAAAAAAGACCAAGAATAAAATATAATTCAAATCGAAATGGACTCAAAAACTTTAAAAAAGAATATTATTCAGGCAGGGATGAAAGCCGTGGAGCAGCTAATCAAGGTAGCTAAAGAAGATATTATAAAGTATGGCGAGGACGAGGATGAGCTTGCTGCGGACAGGTTAAAGAATGCGGCAGCAACAAAAAAGTTAGCTATATTTGATGCGTTTGATATACTAACTAGAATAGAAAACGAAAAAAACTTAATGGAAATCGAAGAACGAGGTCCAAGTAAACTAGACACCAAACAAGGATTTGCAGAAAGAAGGTCTTCATAATTTACATAAAGTCATTGATGACTACATACCTAAAGGTGTTCTTAAAAAAAAGAACAGAAATAGGTCGTGGCAATATGGCTACGATGAGAAGTATGATGTAGTTATTATATCTAAAACAGGAGAGTTAGGAGAGGTTTATGATATAAATGGACTAAAAATAGGGCTACCTAAAGCTCCAGAATCTATTGATAAATATAAAAACAAGTGGCACAGGAGGGATACTCCCAAGGTTTTAGAAAAAATACAGTCTATATTCCAATGGAACGAACATCCAAATACCTTTAAGGCTCAGTGGGTTGAATATATTGAAGATGAGTTTGATAAAAGAGATCAGGGTTATTGGTTTGTAAACAACAACACAAACACTTATATAACAGGTTCTCACTACATGTACCTACAGTGGACTAAAATTGATGTAGGGTATCCAGACTTTAGAGAAGCCAACAGAATATTTTATGTTTTTTGGGAGGCTTGCAAGGCAGACCCTAGGTGTTTTGGAATGATATACCTTAAAATTAGACGTTCAGGTTTTTCATACATGGCCTCTGAAGAGTGTGCTAATGTTGGGACAATATCGAAAAATTCTCGTATAGGTATTTTGTCTAAGTCAGGTTCTGATGCAAAAAAAATGTTTACAGACAAGGTTGTTCCTATTGTAAGAAACTATCCCTTCTTTTTTAAGCCTGTTCAAGATGGTATGGATAAGCCTAAAACAGAATTAGCCTTTAGAGTTCCTGCATCTAAGATTACAAAAAAAAATATGTACAACGTAGATAACGAAGAGATGGAGGGCCTTGACACTACGATTGACTGGAAGAATACTGATGATAATTCATATGATGGTGAAAAGTTACTTTTATTAGCACACGATGAAAGTGGTAAATGGCTAAAGCCAAACAATATATTAAACAATTATCGTGTTACCAAAACTTGTTTACGATTGGGTAGAAGAATTATTGGCAAGTGTATGATGGGTTCAACATCAAACGCACTTAGTAAAGGGGGGGAAGAATTTAAAAAACTTTACTACGACTCTAACACTAACAATAGAAGTAATAATGGTCAAACTAAAAGCGGATTGTATTCATTGTTTATTCCTATGGAGTGGAATTTTGAGGGATACATTGACGAGTACGGTATGCCTATGGATGATGTTATTGATTACTGGAGTAATGAGGTTGATAGTTTAAAAAATGATGCAGATGCTTTAAACGAATTCTATAGACAATTTCCACGAACTGAATCTCATGCATTTAGGGATGAAAGTAAGCAGTCTCTTTTTAATTTAACTAGAATATATCAACAGATAGACTACAATGATTCGCTTATACAGGAACATCACTTAACTAGGGGATCATTTTCTTGGAGGAATGGGATAAAAGATACTGAAGTAATATGGACTCCAAACACAAGAGGTAGGTTTTTAGTAAGTTGGATTCCAAAAAAAAACATGCAGAATAGATATAAGAAAAACCATAGAGGTGACTTCTTTCCTGCAAACGAGCATCTTGGTGCTTTTGGT